TTTTAAAAAATAAGGGTATTGATCATTGCCGCCACCCTTTAAGTACCACTTATGATCTATCACATGTCCTGTTGACAATGTTGACGAGGTAGGCTCAGTAGAATTAATACTATCAAGGATAATATTATCTTCTTTAACAGTTATCACAATTATCCAATTACAAAAGTAAGAGGTGTTCCGCCTTCTTTGTAGTTAATTAACTCTAATTCAAGTGCTTCTATTTCAGCTTTTGCTTCGCCTTTTAGTGCAGCACCGTTTAGTTGAGTGCTACCTTGTGGACTAGCAATGCTGGCAAATTTTTCACGGGCTTCACCTAACATCATTTTACAGGTTGCTAAACTATAGTCTTTTAACCATTGACCCGATTGAGGATCTTGAAGCAGATTAAAATCTGGACGATAGTTGTATAACCACAGGCAGAGTTCTTCTTCTGCTCTAGGACGTTGCATGATTGTTAATAGTTTTGTAGTTTTATTGAACGTGAAGTTGATATCGCTACCAAACATTTTGCCTACCTGCTTTTGATAACTGGCAAAAGCATAATATGTTGCCAAGCCGCCCATGTTAGAACTTGCTAATAAGTAGGTGTTAGAATATGCTAGGTTAAACGGTTCAAATAGTGTTCCGCCTTCGCCGCCACCGGTTCTAGAACCTATACTTCTACGAAATAATTGCCTAACATTCATTACTTCCTTAGGAAGATAATACTCATTAACATCAACTTGTATAGTTAAAAATCCAAAACTTTCCTCTACGCTGTTACTACTGCGCTGGCGAAACTTGTTTAGGGCACGGTCTATAGCTGTGTTGTAATGTTTTGGGTCAAGTTCAACGTCAACCATGCCGTCACCGAGCATGTCTTTAACGTAATCTATTACTTTTTGGCGTTCAAGGTCGTTTTCATTCATACGGATATTTATCTATAAATACTAGACTATGCCAAGACTATCTCTGTATAAACCAGAAAAAGGCCCAGATTTTAGATTCCTCGATCGAGTAATTAACGAGCAATTTCAAGTTGGCGGCACTGATATTTATGTACACAAGTACATAGGTACCGTAACTCCTGCCGAAGGAGAAAGTACTCCAACAACTCCTAATAATTCTGGGCTTAATATACCAGAGCTAGGTATACAAGACGTTCTGTTTATGGAAAACAGAGACAGAAAATATGACCCTGATGTTTATATCATGCGTGGAATATACACCATGCAAGACTTAGACTTTAATCTAAGTCAATTTGGGTTGTTTTTAGCCAATGATAATATCATGGTTCATTTTCATCTTCGTAATACTGTTGATACACTTCAACGAAAAATTATGCCCGGCGATGTATTAGAGTTGCCGCATTTAAAAGACGAATATGCATTAGATGATAGCCTTGTAGCATTAAAAAGATTTTATGTAGTAACTGACGTTAGCAGACCTGCAAACGGATTTAGTCAAACGTGGTATCCTCATTTGTTACGTGCAAAATGTCAGCCGTTGGTCGATACCCAAGAATTTGCTGAGATACTTAATCAAGATAGTGGAGCTGGAGACGGTAGTACCCTTAGAGATCTAATGTCTACCTATCAAAAGAACATCGATATTAATAATCAAATTATTGAACAAGCAAATGCAGATGCTCCTCTAAGCGGGTATGACAAAGATCATTTCTTTATTATTCCTACTGTTGAATCTGGATTAGTTGATTACGCTGCGGCCAGTGATGTAACAGACGATGCAAGCATGGATACAAAAGATGCATCGTTTGTGTTGAATACTAGACACAGAGAATTATATGTTGCAATTGATAGTGGCAACGGTGTCCCACCGAATGGTGCAACATTTGCCTCTGGCATTACATTTCCTGCTAGTCCTAGCGTCGGACAATTTCATTTGCGTACAGACTACCTACCCAATGCTTTATACAGATATGACGGAAAACGTTGGAACCTATACGAGCAAGGAGTTCGAATGACAATGAATCAGTTTGGTTCTGAAAACGTTGCCCCAGGCACTCACTTTGCTGGCGAGGCAGTAAGAATGACTCAAAAATCAAGTTTTGTAAACAATCTTACAACAGCTACTATTAGCGGCGAAACTGTTCCAGAGCGCCAGGCATTGAGCAAAGCACTAAAACCAAAGGCGGATAATTAAATGGATTGGTTCTATGACGGTCAGATACGTAGATATTTGACACAATACATGCGTGTAATGAGTAACTTTAGTTACAAAGATGGCAGCAGAAGGCTTGTGCAAGTTCCTGTAATCTACGGAGATCCTAGTAGACAAACAGCCGCAATCTTAAAGAAGAACAGCGAGAATACCATTCCTAGCGCCCCTTTCATTGCCTGCTATATTAAAAGTGTCGAGTATGAGCAATCAAGGTTACAAGATCCTACTTTTGTTAGTAAGGTGCATATACGCGAAAGAGAGTTTGATGAAGAAAGCCAACAATATCTTGAAACACAAGGTAGAGGTTATACTGTAGAACGTATTATGCCTAGTCCGTATAAATTAACATTTAGTGCAGACATATGGACTACAAATACAGATCAAAAATTACAGATATTTGAACAACTAAGTTATTTGTTTAATCCTAGCATGGAATTACAGACTACAGATAACTATGTTGACTGGACTAGTCTAACAGTCTTGTACTTAAAAAGTACAACTTGGACAAGTAGACAGGTGCCCCAAGGAACAAATCAAGACATTGATATTCTGAATCTAACCTTTGAAACTCCAATATGGATTACCCCTCCTGCTAAAGTTAAAAGACTTGGTATAATTACAAAAATTATAGCAAATGCTTTTAGTAATTTAGAAGGAACCATTGTTACAGAATATGAATCGGCAGGAAGCGGCTCTGCAATTTATACAGGGTTAGGTGATCCAGTAAGCAGGACAACAGTAACTCCTGGTAACTTTGAACTTATTGTACTAAACAATGTTGCAAGCCTATTAAAAAATAATATTGCCTCTCATGCAGATGATGTTACAATGCCTAATCACACCGTGTCTTGGAGAAGTTTATTAGATTTATATCCCGGACAGTTTAGAGCAAATTTAACACAGTTGAGATTATTAAAATCCGACGGCAACGAAGTTGTTGCTTATATTAGTCTTGATCCTCTTGACGAACGCAGAATGTTGTTGAATATAGATACTGACACTGTGCCTACAAATACAATTATCAGCGGCAGGGGAACAATTGATGCAATAATTAATCCTGATACATTTAATCCAGGTTCTCCGTCGGCAGGCACTAGATACTTAATATTAGAAAATATTAATAGTGATGCTGTTAATGGCCCGGCTGCATGGTTACAAGATGACGGCAGCGGGTTTACAGCTACGGCTAATGATATTATTGAGTGGAATGGAAGCCAGTGGAATATAGTATTCAATTCTACTGTTACCACTGACGTTACTTACATAACTAACATATACACAGGAATTCAATACAAATGGGACAACAATGAATGGTCTAAGAGTTTTGAAGGCATTTACGACAAAGACGCATGGAGAATAATTCTTTAAATTCTAATCAAATCATTGCCAGCGGTGGTTTGTTTCTTGCAAAGAATACTAAAAGATTCTTATTATTGCTACGTACCCAAGGAAAAACTGCGGGCACATGGGGGTTGGTTGGCGGCCGAAAAGAGCCAACAGATGCTACTCCGTTTGATGCATTAAAAAGAGAAATTGAAGAAGAAATTGGTGTGGTAAAAGATATTAAAAAGACCATACCTTTAGAATTGTTTACCAGCAACGATCAGAATTTTCAGTACAACACTTATGTTGTAATAGTCGACAATGAATTTATTCCCGTATTAAACAAAGAGCATTCGGGGTATTCGTGGTGTAGCTTTGATAACTGGCCAAAGCCTTTACATCAAGGCGTTAAAACTAGTTTTTCTAGTAAAGTTATCAGAGCAAAATTAGAACTACTAATCGACTTACTCGATTAAATCTGGCCCAAATGCCCATGTTCCTAAATGGCGCATTTCCATGCTAAGTTGAGTGTCCACTTTAACAGTGTATCCTACTGCTGCCATTTTCTGACAAAAAATCATATCTTCACCTAAATGATCATTGCTTGATGGTGTCCACCCAAATTCAAACCACGGTTGATCAATTTGATCTAGAATACTTGTTTTAACCAGCATACATCCCATGCCAATTCCTTCTACATCAACAAGATTTTCTTGAGGCTCAAATGGCAGGGGATTTTCCCAGTCTCCTATTGTTTCGTAGGCAACTCCTTTGGCAGGTAATTGTCTACGAACGTAATTGGCCGCAACTATAGGTTCTTTGTGTGCCATTAATCTCATTGCAGTAGTTGGCGGGAAAACCATATCACTGTCTATCCATAACATATATTCTGCGCCAATTGCTCTTGCTTCTAGAGCTAATCGTTCTCTTTGTGTTAACAAAACTGTGCTGGCATCAAATACAACATGTGTATCAATGCCGTTCATGGTATTGAGTTTAACTAGTTCTATGAGACATTTACTGAATGCTGAATGTACGTGGTCTCGAGTAGGGCTTAAAATTGCCAGTTTAGATTTTTTTAGGCTCCACTGGCTGGAGGCAAATACGCTTTTGCTCATGCACCTGCTACATCTTTACTTAAAGTTTCGCCTTGAATTACAAGTTCCTGAATAGCATTGATAATGTCTTGACTACGTTTTGCAGTTAAAATAAAATCATTAGGGCTAAGTTTACACATGGTAGACATAGTAGATATACTAATCTCATTTTTACATAGTGTTTCTAGCGCACCTTGTCTTGCAAGATTTTCAATAAATTGTTGCTGTGCAGTATCGTTATTGTTGGTCAATAATTCTTCGCATTCATTGGGATCAAGTTCGTCTGCAAGTTCTTTTAACATAATTAACTCATTTTTATCTGCTAAACTAGGAGTTTTTAAAGTTTCTAAAAACTGTATTCTTTTTAAGAATTCTAGTAATGTTACTGGGTTAGATGTTCTATCGTGGTAAACAATGTTGTCTAATTCCCAGCGGCTTGTTCCAATTGTAGCAGAGTTGATTAATTTGTCAATATCTAATTTTTTCTTTTTCATGTTAATCCGTTCTATGAATATGTGTAAGGAGCAGTTTTACCACCAAATGTAGCAGAAAAACTAATCTGAGCGCCAGCAACTTTACCGCCATAGCTGGCACCTAATGTTGCACTAAGACTAATATTCAATCCAGCACTAGGCGCGGTATTCGTATATGCTTGGTATACTCCTCCCATTTTAATAGCTGATCCTGTTGCTGGTAAGACTGATGGCACCGGTAAATCTCCTTGATATTTATAGGCCTAAATTTACTACATAAAAAAATTGATTTAGTAAACTATTTATTATATATTAATTTGGATCAAAATTGAGATGAAATCCTAAATTATCTATATACTCCTTTGCAGTTTCTAATTCTACAAATTGTTCTTGTACTAGTTCTTCATTGTCGTCGTAGTATTGCAAGATCCAAAAATTGTCTTCAAATTTTAATTGTCTAAATTTTTTCATACACCATACCTTGATCGTTGATTATTAAAGTTTTGTAAAATTTCATCGGGAGAAAGTGCTCTGTTGTAAATTAAACATTGCGAAATTTTTCCCGGAAAGTGAGACGCTCCAACGGACTGGGCACCAATAGTAATATCTATGTTACCTTCTGACGTTATAGCTTTTCCTGCGTCAGCTGCTGACGCATTTAAA